TGAAAGTGGGGTGGATGGATTATCCCCTCCATAACTATTCACTTAAACACTTATCAATCCTTAACAACCCACTGCTATTTATGGCAGAATGTAAAAAGGATGCTGGAGTGTTATTTCCGAAGCGAGCGCAGTGAGCGGAGGCTTGCCTCATTGACAAACCACCTATAATACACTGACAAATCAAATAATCACACAATGTCTTTATTGAACAAATGCATATTCATTAGTGTTGCCTACTGGTTAGTGTATATTCGTTAGTGTTGTGATGTATATTTGTTAGTGTTGTATTGGGTTTCAATGGGCATGAGTGACCCGTATTGAAGTGTTATTTAACTATTTGACCGATAGGGAAAATTAATTAAAACCAAGGCATTAGCCTTGACAATAGGAGCTTGAGTAATAAGACGAGCCATAGGCGAGCAAATGGGAAAAGAAAATGCCCCAATTAAGGGGCACTTATCTTACTCTGGAGCCTCTTCAGTGGCTGGTACTTCAACTTGAGCACTCTCTTTTAAGAAAATGTCGGATTGATTAACATCCTCTGAAAAGAAACTGTTCCTGTAAACAGGCTTACCTTGATAGGTAATTTCCTCTTTAGTTCTAGGATTAATCTTGGCGTCTTGAGCAAAGCCATCTTTCTTGATGTAAGGTATTAGAGTTTCCTCAATGACAATTTTACCCTCGATTGGGAATTCTCTGCCATCTTGCAATTCAGAGCCAAGAAATTCTAAAGCATCTGCCTCAAGAGTAATAAATGCAGTTCTGGTAGAAACTCTACCAAGAGCTGACAATCCACTAAGAGTTTTCGACTGAACCATTACAACACCAACTTCGCGTTGTTCTCCAGTTGATTTGTCTGTGATTGTTCTCATACGAACAACTTCTCCTGTGTTTTTGTCTGCAACTACTTTTACTGAATTTCTCATAATGTAATAAGGTATTAATGTGATTATAATGTGTGTGCCCGTTGGTAAAGGTGGTGCACTATACCTTTTTGCATTATAGCAAGGTTTAATAAGAGTTTTAAATTTGTCTTACTGAGTGAGCGTAGCGAACGAAGCTACAATGATTGTAACTCCGTTGCATGCCCAACTAACTAACCCAACTTGTTTATTTCTTTATTGTGATGGTAGCTAACAAAGGCTAGTATCATGCTCATTGTTGCTGTAAGCAACACAATCCCGTCAAATTTTCCTCTTATGTAGCAGATGATAGCAAGGCCCAAGAGGATGAGCCAAGCCAAACTGATTAAGAAACTTTTCATGATAAATGAATTTGTTCCTCTTTCTCAACTTTAGGTGTTGAGATTGAACCTTTGAACTTTGTGATAGCCTGTTGTACAGACATTGCCAACACTTGTTGACCATTAATTACGAATAGTAACATAACGTTTAATGTGTTAAGGGTTAATAAAATGCACACTTCACTACCATAGTGTGCTTACATCATTTACGTAGTACCACAAAGGGCTGATGACAATCAATTAAGATACCAAGATTTACTTTCTGAATTGTGCAGAAAACTGTTTGTTGTGCACGTAGACTGGTATCAAAGTTTTGATAATAGTTCTGTAACCATCATCAATAGTAAATATGTCCCCGTCATTGGCTAGAGGAGAATAATAAAATTTTACTGCAATATTATCAAAGATGACAATACCATAGATGCTATTGCAATTGGCAATAGAATTGTGTAAGGATGCTGGTGCGTCAAAACAAGTTTCACCATTACATTTTTCTTGCTCCCCGAATTGTTCGCAAGAGCATTCAATAATTTCAATTTTCATAAGGATAGGTTTAGAAAGTTAATTATAATAATCACCAATTGCAAGGCTCTTAGTTAGGCTACTCCTAACGTACATGAGCACCTTGCAATTTTGTTTACGTTGTTTTGTAAACTGGTGGCATAACATCCTGCTAACGCTCCGGCATGATATGACTGAGATTCTTACATCCCAAAATATAATAAGGATATAGAAGTGCTATTTCCCGAAGGGCTGTAGACAACAGCGAGTGTAATTGATAATGAGTAGCTTAGTTGCTACTTACTTCAATTAAGACTGGCTGTTGTTTGAATGATAACTACAGTGTGCTAGCCATAAGCGCTAGCTAGGTTCAAGCATTAAATAATTTAGACAATGTTGGTTCTGAAGCAAGGGTAGCAAGGTTCTAATCCTTGAGTAACTTCAGTTACATTACAGCGTCAACTCTGTAAGCCCTAAGCATTCTAGTCTGATAGTTGCATTCAATCAACGGCGCTGATAAATTACTGCATACATCTCATCCTCCAATTGGACATCCTTCCTGATAAATAACCATTTGCATTGTCTATAGTTAAGGGATACACCCACTCATTGTAATTGGGCTTTCACTCCCAACTCATTCTCTTTGCACAGCCTCTGACCGGTCGATAATGTATAAGCTGTAGAGGCTTATACTGCATGAGAATCTTCACAGCTAATGCCATGATGATACAATGAGTGATGGATAGCACAAAAGTGCCACCCTATCTCCCAAAATTTAAAAAGGGTAGGGGATGAAGTTGTATTTATCCCACGCACGACTATATGTTCTCAAAAAAAAAAAAAAAATAAAAATATTTTCCACAGCAATAGTTAGATAATATTTTCATCTTTCTACCCCGTTCATGTTTACTGAACATAGAGATTGACTGAAAATATCTCAATTCGCGATATGCAATATAACTCATTCATTATATACCTCTACTTGCTTTAATGCAAGAAATTTAATAAATTAGCATTATGCAAAAAAAAATACATAGATGAGAACATATAAAGATGTTTTAAAAGAAAAAGGTTTTGAATGGGATGAGAACCAGGAGTTGTGGAAAAAGAACAAAGGATTTGGCAGAAAGTTAACTGTTGATCTAATGTTCAGGAATTTATTTATAGTAACTAGCGCGGGAAAGAAAATACAAGACAACTTTGTGGCGTCACTAAAAGAATTTGAATCAATAATGGAAAAGATATAATGGCAAGTAAAGGAAGATTTGCAAAACCACCGGAATGGTGGAAACATTTAAGAAAGCAGAAGAGAACCTTCTGGAAAGAAGAAAGAGCCAAAGGTAAAGCATGGCTACGTAAGAATACTGAAGAAGATAAGTGATTAAGCTTATAACACTACATTATAAGCTTTGTAGTTAATACTTGTACCAGATCCTTCTGGCAATAGCTACACCTAAAGTACATTCTATTACTACCTCTCCTAAGAATACTGAGATATTAGTACAGAGACTTAACACGAATAAGGCTGATCCAATACCTGCTGCCATGATAGCAATAGCCCTCTTCTTTGGATGCGCGTACCAGATTACATTTCCTACAGCAAGTATTGCCATAGCTCCGGTCATTATATTATGAAGTAGAGGATACGCGTACATGTCAAAACCAACAATACCTAAAACAAATAAAGAAACTAAAAAGCTCCAGAATCTTCTTTCAGTATAAGCATCAAGTATAAACGTGGAAAAGATTGAGAGGTGCATGAGCCAATACCAGTAATTATTCGGCTCAAGCGCAAAAGCAGATTGTGATTGAAGAGATTGGTTACCTGTGAACCATAGTAGTGCAGCGAAGAGTACAGTTAAAACTAGAACTGCAGTTTTAAGAATTTTCATTTGTCATGTGGTAGATTAAGTTAAACATGTGATAAAGATAGTTTAAAACTTTAGAAAAGTCAAATATCATTATATCAGATTATTATGATTATACACTTTAGTGTATAATGTTAATAAAATTTACCAAATTATACCCGTATCCGTATATTTTTTTTTGGAAAATCACCCAGGTATGTATATCTTTGGGTATGAGTGATAAATATTTTGAACAAATGGATTTAGATGAAGAACAGAAGAGTATTTTTAAAAATGTACATCATCACACTGGAGTAGATGTAAGGTTGCATTATTTTGATCAAAACAGTATTAAGCCTTGGAACTCGAGTAATGACAATACAGTCCTTGCGAATGAAATACAGAATCTTAGAATGCAGAATGAATTACAAAAGCAGAAGATAGAGCTTCTTAGATCTGAAGTGACAATGATGAAAGAAAGACTTGATAATTATTTGAAATATGAAAGAAGAAGGATGGGGACAACCGAAGTTGGGGATAGGAATAATACAGCAGATGGAGCAGAGCAAACAGACACCCTGCAGCACATTAGACATAAATGCGTTTGATAGTGTCCTTAGACAGTTATCAGTTTTGAAGACAAAATTAAAAAATGTAATAGAAGAAGAAGATGTCAGAAAATATCCAAGACGAAGGCTTTCTTAGACGCAAGTCTCAGACAACTGAATCAGCAATTGAAAGCAGTTTTGGCGCTCCTAGAACTTATCATACATTCTTTGAGAATGATGTGGACCACAAGCGAAAAGCTAAACAACTTAGAGATGAAAGAAAGAAAAAAAGGAGTAGCAACTAATCATATATTTGAAGAAGCAGGAATATCCCTGGAGATTCAAAAGCATTTCAATTTGATAAAGCCACAGATTGATATATTGTACGGAACTGATCAAAACTTTATCTTGGGAGTTGATCCTTACTTTACAACAACACAAGAAAAGAAATATGAACGACGCAAGCTTAGCAGCATACATGGCAATGGTAGCAAAAGCCAAAACTGAAGGCAAAGAATTGATAATAACAAAAAGTAGAAGAGCTGGATCAACAATGGGCATGAATCAAATGAAAAAGCTATGGCTTCAAGAGCAAGAGGAAGAATACAATAAGACTCTTGAGCAAGAGAAGCATCCACGAAGAAAACTTAAGACATCATAACTTGATGACATCACTATTAGACATTCACTTTCCAATTTCGTATCTTACCAATTAATCGTTTAAAAAAAATATCATGGCAAAACTAAAGAAGTATCTAACTACTGTTTTAGAGTTCACTACTGGTCTAGACTTTTATGGTTTAGGCTTACTTGCATCCGGAGTTGCAGTGTGGGCATTATTCGGATGGTCCCTTATAGGGTCAGGACTTATTGGAGCCTTTGTCTTCAAGAATTTCAAAGCCATAGTTGATCATGTTAAAACGTTAATAAAAAGAAAGGAGGTGTAAATATCTAATAGTCAGAAGACTATATAAGTCCTGTACTCTAGTGCAGGATTTTTTTTGCTTACATCAATTTTAATTAGTAAATTAGACTTTAAATAAACGCAGATTATGATAGTTTTTATACAAATAACGCTAGTACTGTTCCTGATAGCATTCCCATTACTTCACAACGTAGCAAAAGCAAGAATAGATTTCTCATTAGGAATATCATTTATGTTTGGGGTATCTTACGAGAGAAGTGACCTTTTGGTAGATGGAATTCTTTTTGAGAGGCATCATGTACTTTTTGCTTTTGGACCAATATATGTTGACAGTACATGGTTAAACAAAATAGGACCCTATGTTGAAAAGGAAGAGTAAAAAAGAAAACTCAAGTAAATATGAGCTGCTAACTGAAGAACAATTAATAAAGCTATTATCTACTTCAGGAGTTCATATAAAAGATCCTTCAAGACAAGTAACTATTTTGACTGGTACTACAGGCGCAAATTATTTTAATAAAGCTATGACAGAAATGTTGAAAGCAGAAACTGAATTATTAAGAGCTGAGATTGAAGATACGCCTAAGTACGAAAGAAGAAAGTTAGATTAATGGAAATAAAAATAGTTATTGTCAGATCATTTGATCCAGAAGAAATGAAGAATGAATTGCATAAAGAAGTTCCATTACTTGCAAGGAGTAAAAAAAGCTTCAAGATAGATGCTGCTATGTCTCAGCGTGTAACATTTAAGTCAAAGTACGGGCAAAGCCTCCAGGGTTATCTTATAGAGATCTTGAAACCACAAAAACCAATACACCAAAGAAGAAGGCTACCTAATCAGTAGCCTTTTTTATGAATTTAACTTTTGGTTCGTCATATAATGGATCTCGCTCAATAATTATTGTCACTCCATTTTTAGTTTGGATTCTACTCCAACTCTTGTGCTCCATTCCCGGATGCACTTTTTTTCTTTTCAGGTCCATCTCCTATATTAGTTATTTCCACTCTGTAGCTCTCTGTTGGTATCTTTGGGTATTGAGCATTCTTTTTCCACTGAGCTATCTTTCTAGCCATCATTGGCCATGTGTACTCCCCTTCAGGCTTGTAATTGGGATCAGGCTTTTTTCTTCGGAGCATGACAGCAAAGCTTTATGGATTCCATTTTAAAATCATTAATATCTTTATTTGTCACCGGTAAAGTAAACTTATGTACTACTAAAGCTTCATCACTATTATCTTCTAACTTAAATGTTACTGAGTTCTCAGCTTTATTGTATTGATAACCAGCAACATAGCCACACGGGTAACTACCTAGTCCATAATTAAGTTTCTTGAATTCTTTTTCTAAATCATCCATAGTTTCTATGTAAATTGTTCGTTGAACAATTTACAACAAAAAAATTGGAATTCCTAGAAACTATCACATTATTTTGATACATGATTTTTTGGAATATACGAAAGGTTGTCTTATATTTGCTTCATATAGATTGCACAGTGTTTTAATCAAGTACAATCTGCAGCTAATTGATCCACAAATATCAATAGGGTACAGAAACTTGAGGAGGTTAAAGTGTAATTGCTTGGATACAAGGAAACCTTTTACATATACGCTTAAGATTGGACTGGATATGGGACAAGTAGACCCTTCTGAATTAACAGACGTTATCAGCCCTTGGTACTCTAATGAGATGCACTGTCTTAAGGAAGTTGTAAAGAAAACTGCTCCTGGGCTTATCCTCACCGGAAAGTCAAAGGGATTTTTGTATCTTTTAACAAAAGAAAAATTAAAGTTGTTTTATACATTGTCAGTAGATTATTATAATATCCTGTTACATTTATTTGTAGCAGGATTTTTTTTTGTCGAAACTTTTCCATAGATTTGGTTGAAGTTTTTAAACATAAGAATAATGACAGAAAATGCTGAAGATTTAATAGAAGGAGTAAAAAACCAATCTGCAGTTGATGCAGCAGCAAAAAGAATGATGAGCATACCTCCATCAAAAAGAAGAGTTCTCGAAATGACAGATGAATTGCTTTTGAAAAACTATGCATTGATTGCACACAGAGCAAGCTCTTTATCCTCATCTCAAAGAAAGATTGTTGAGGTAAGGATAGCTTATGGTGTAAGAGAGGGTCGGATCAAAATGGAAGATGTTACAGCTCAAGTGAATGAGCTTACTAATTACATAGAAAAGCAATTAATAACAACAGAAAATGGTACCAATAATGACGATAGCACTACTAAACAATGATAATCTTCTTAAGAAAGTTGGTGGATGTATAAAGAAGTGCAGACAGCAAAAACTAGAACTACTAACTCTGCTCACACCTCCTGGAATATACATGGAGGTTTGTGAGGCCCTGAAGAATCATCATAAGGTAGATAGAGTAAGGTTTGGATCACAAACAATATTCGTAGTAGAGGAGATGAAGATTGAGGTTAGAAAAATTGATGGATATGTCTAAAGAGAAGATTACTTTGAATTCTATCCCGGTATATAGAACTGTAGAAGATGATGACTCGATAAAATATGTTCTCTTTGAAGATAATGAACATTACTCATCAGTTCTTTATATAGCGGCAGGAAGCACAAGGAAAGAAGAGTACTCAATAGTATTGCAACAGATAAGGGAGTTGATAATGCCAAAAGATCCTGACATAAAAGAATTTGGAGTAAACGTAACAATACAAGAATATGAGCAAAGCAAGAGAGATAAGCAATGGTTACAAAAACCTGTTGCTAAGCAAGCTAGGTCTTTCGTCCACAAAGGATGAAGAAGTCTTCAAAGCTAGAAGAAAAATTTGTAATGTGTGCCCATCACGGGACACATTATTGGATAGGTGCAGATTATGCGGATGTCCGTTAGCTGCAAAAACAAGATCATTAACAACAGAATGTCCAGATAAGTTATGGTAAAAAAGATAAAGTTTAAAAAAATTAAATTACTTAGTATCGTTCCTATTGCTAAAAATAAGATTAAAATGGAGTTTAGTGAGCCCTGGTTCTTTAAAGGAGAATTAATTTTTGGAACAAAAGAAGGCACTTGTCTCAAGATAGTAGAATCTGTAAATGAAAAAGGATCTTACGTGTGTTCACTTATATCATTAGGAGATAATATAAATGTTGGGGATGAGTTTTACTCACAAGTAGTATCAGTAGAAGATTTTAATGAATTATTTAAAGATTTTATATAAATGGTAGAAAGCAAATATAGTGATGAAGTAAGAGATGGTTTAATGGCTGGAGTAGATAAACTCGCCAATGCCGTAAAAGTAACGCTAGGTCCAAAAGGACGTAATGTTATTATAGAGCAACAGTATCCATTGGATCCTAAAGTCACAAAAGATGGCGTGACAGTTGCAAAAGAGTTTGAGCTTTCAGATCCTATTCAGAACATGGGTGCTACCCTGGTCAAAAGGATAGCAGAAGCTTCAAATACATTAGCCGGTGATGGAACTACAACAGCAACTGTGCTGGCCCAAGCCATATTACGCGAAGGCATTAAGTTGGTAAAGGCAGGTTATAACCCACTAGACATTAAGAATGGAATAGATAAAGCTACTGAGGCAATAGTTGCTAAGCTTGACAAGATGAAGATTGAGATACAGACTGGATCCGTGGCTATAAAGAATGTGGCTAGCATTTCTGCAAACAATGACTGGGAGCTTGGTGAGATAATTGCCAAAGCCTTTAACAGTGTGGGAGCAGATGGAGCCGTATCTGTAGAGGAGGGTAGAGGATTTACTACTACTGTAGATTTAGTTGATGGATTACAGTTTGATCGTGGTCTGCTATCAACTTTTTTCTCTACTAACCCGGAGAAAGTTGAGATGAATATGCGTGATCCATACATACTAATTGTGGATGGAAAAATTACTACAGCAGAAGAAGTCATGCATTGGTTAGAGCCAGTTGCAAAGTCTGGACGACCACTATTAGTAATTGCAGAAGATGTGACAGGACAGGCGCTCTCAACGCTTGTAATGAATAAGACTCGTGGTGGATTATCACTGGCAGCAGTAAAAGCCCCTGGTTTTGGAAAGTATAGAAAAGAAGTTCTTCATGACATAGCGGCTATAGTCGGGGCAGAAGTAGTAAAGGTTGAGGATCTACTAACGGATGAAGGATACAAGTTAGGAACAGCCGAACTAGTAAGTTCCACACATCTCACTACAATTATTATGGGTGGAAACAAAAATGAAGAGGAGGCAGTGTTAAGGAAAAGCCAAATTGATCAGAAAATAAAATCCGAAAAGCTTACTCAGTACGAGATAGACAAACTTGAGGAAAGGAAAGCAAAACTATCCGGAGGAGTGGCAGTAATAAACGTAGGCGCGAAGAGTGAAGTTGACATGAAGGAAAAAAAAGACAGAGTTGACGACGCCAAGGAAGCTGTGATATCAGCACTTGAGGAAGGAATAGTTCCTGGAGGAGGCATAGCCTTATTGATGTGTAGAGATCTTAAGATTAAAGTGAATCCTAATAGCCACGAAGGACTAGGTGTTTCTTTAATGATGCAAGCAATACAATCTCCTTTCAGAACAATATGTGAAAATGCAGGAGTTTCAGCAGATGTAAAGATGGCTGAGATAAGAAAGATGGACCCAGGCTATGGATACGATGCAAAAAATGATCAATTCGTAAAAATGATAGAGGCAGGAATAATGGATCCCAAAAAAGTTACAAGGGTTGCATTAGAGAGTGCTGCATCAGTAATTGGTACAATATTAACAACTGAATGCGCTCTTATAAGAGATAGGGAAGCAAATTAACAGGCCTAAAATTAGGAAACGATGAGCAGAACAGCTAAATTAGCTAAAGAAATAGAAAGGAGAGAGTGGTATAATAACCATTCTCCCTTTCCAATCTATGACACAGAGATTATAAACGATTTAAAAAAATTATTAATGGTTACTAAAAAAGACAATTACAACAGGGTCCCCGTCACCTACTGTAAGACTTGTTTAAGTCTTCATATAAAAGACGTTACATTTCCAAGATCAGATATTAGCGAACCGGAAGAAACGCAGAAGCCTGATGCTATTGTTGGGTATTGTGTTGAATGCGGTAACAACGATATGGCAGATGTACAGATATCAGAATGGGAAGAGCTTTACGAAGAGAAATACGGAGAGCCATTCATGCAAAAAAAAGATTAAATGATTGACATTAGTATTCTGCAGGATTGGCCAAATAAGAATAAAAATAGATGTAGATACGTTTATTTTGATCATCTTATAAAACCTCTTGAAGAGAAAGCAACTTTTTTTCACAATGCAGTTAATGCAGCTAATGCAATTGAAAAGTTCTTTTATCTTAAGACTTTGATAGTAGGAAACGAAAAAGACGGATACAGTCTAAAAGTCACGATATACAAGATTACAAATGAAAAATATAAATATCAAGAGAATACACACAAGCAAAAAACAGATCTTTAGATACTGGCTTGAGTTCTTAAAGCCTTATCATAAGCTTAGGCAAAAAGAAATTGAGGCTCTTGGGTTAATGCTCTACTATAGATACGAGTTATCTAGGGAGGTTCTTAATATTGACCTTGTGGACAAACTCTTATTTTCAACAGATACAAGGAAACAGATCAGAGCTGATCTTGGGGATATGGATGCAAAAGTATTCAATAATCTTTTGACAGCGCTGAGAAAGAAAGGAGTACTCCAAAAGAATAATATAATCAACCCGGGGCTTATTCCTAACATGTCAGAAGATGGATTCAAATTAGTATTTAATTTTGAAATAAATCATAAACTATAATCATTGAATAAAGCAGACAAATTAAAAGCACTTGAATTAGCTCATAAATATAATCTTGACTTAGCTGATGTTGAGCTTATGATCAAGGAACCTTATGAATTTATTCGAGAAAAAACTAAAGAGTTGACATTTGAAGATGACCTTACTAAAGAGGAATTTAATAAAATGAAGACTAACTTCAACATACCTTCAATAGGTAAGCTATACGCTAGCCACTACCTATATAATAAAATTCAGGAAAATAAAAAAAAAAAGAAAAATTTGTATAAGAAATAGCAAAGAGTTATTTTTACAAAATATAATTATTAATTTTAAAATTGAAGTAAATGCAAGCAATTATTAATGCAATCAACAAAGCTACAAAAGCTGGAGTTTATAATCTTAATGAAGTGCTAAATATAGCAAAACAGTTAGAACAACTAGGGGAAATAGTTCAGCAGCATCAATCTCAGCAAGAAGCTGTAAAGAGTATGAATAAAAATGCAGTTATGGCTGCAGATCTTGAATCAAAATCTAATAAGTAATGAAAGAGGGAGCTATAACTAAACAGGTTAAAGCTTTGGAAGAATCTCAGGCTAAGGAAGAAGGTATTAAAAACTTCTTTCAGGTCCGTGACAAAAGAAAGCGCAAGACTGGAGGACTCGTAAACGATGTTTCTGAAACCCTTGGCAATGAAGCTAAAGAAAAGGAAAGATTGTATAAAAAATCTTTAAAAGAAAAGATTCTACCGGATCATATAATACCAATGTTTAATACATTGTTTTTAACGGCCAGAAGAAATAAAGTGAAAACTGATAGTGGGCTTTATTTGCCTACAGCATCTTTTGGTGGTGAAGGAGCCACTGATTTAGAACTAGATTTCTCTGATACACAGAAGGTTCTTGCGGTTGGGCCGCAGGTTCAACAGGCAATGCCTGGAATGGAAGTTAAACTTAACATGGAAAACTTTAAAAGGAAACTAGAAAGTACAGTTGCTCAAAAAGTGAATAAAGAATTTGAATTCTTTTTACCATTAGAAGTCATTAACGGAATAGAATATATTAGAATAACAGAAAGAGATATCTCGTACATTTCAAATAGTATGGGCGTAAAAAAAGAAGAATAAAATGGATTTTAAAGAAATAGAAGAAAAATTAAAAGGAGTGCCTCAATCAGCAAATGTTAGATTAGCTAGAAAGAGAATTTCAGATCTTAAGCCAGTATTAGCTTATGCTCTCGAAGAAATCAAAGCTTCAGAAGTTGAAGAAAGAGGAGAGATTGTAACAGAGGTTCTCACTACGGAAGAGTTGTTGGCTGCAAAAAATATAGAGGTTGATGCAGAGAAAGTTGTAAATAATGAAGAGTTTTTAGATAATGAAAAAAATGATTTAATAAATATTCCTCATAGTCCAGGACCACTACCAGAAGCTAAAGAATAAAAATAACATACATTCATGATGATAGCCTAACTTGACAGTTGGGCTATTTTGTTATATATTTGTTTTTACAGAGAAGATTAAGGTCAACACTAAGTAGCTACCGCAAGTTGTAAACAAGAGTAGTCTTAGAAAATTTGGAGAGGAATGAATCTATTTGAAATTGTAAATAACAATGTGGAGTTTAGTCCACAAGCTTTAGCCATTAAAGTCTTTAAGACTATATGGGAGAAGGATAAGAAAAAGGATAAGTTTAGAGCTATACAAGAATTGTCATTTGTTTATTATATGTCTGATGAAAGAAGTGACTATATGTACCTTTTAGATGAAGATGAAAGACAATCTCAAGTTTGTAAAGATCTGGATCTTCCGGATGATTGGGTACGCGAGCAATACATTAATGATGCTATCGCATATTATGTCCGTGCTAGTATCACTACTAGTACTATACTTCTTGCTAGTACTAGGAATGTTATACAAAAGATTTCAAAGTTTCTTGACAATGTTGACATGAATGAAAGAGACTTAAGGACTAACAAGCCTATCCATGACATCAATAAGATTACAGCGTCAGTGGATAAAATACCAAAGCTTGTAAAGGCTTTGAACGAGATAGAAAAAGAAATTATAAAAGAGAAAGAACTTAAAGCTCAATCCGGTAATAAGGAGATTGGTATTTTCGATGATAACCAGGGTATATAATGAGAAAGTTCAATAATATACAAACGGAGCTAACTGAAGAGTTGCTTGGCAAAATGAAAAGGGAGGAAAGAAATGACCTACTTGATGATATTGATGCAATCATGTTCATTCAGAATCTAGCCTCACCAACCAGGAAAAGAGTGAAAGATCTTGACAGATGGAACAATCCGTTACTCCCTCTTTTTTCTACTGACCCGACTATGCATGTTAGGAAATTAGATCCTAAAGGGAGAATTGCTGTTGATTTAACTAATCCACATATCTTAGAGGATATGGATTATTTTAGACCTGCTGCAATGCATTTTGAAAAAAACAATAAATACACTAAGCATTTTCCAAATAAGAATCCAAACTCAGAATATTATAAGTTCTGGGAGGAAGAAGCGAGAAGATGTAGAGAAGGATACATTAGACATTCAGATGGAGAATGGATTCCTGGAACTTATTATTATCAATTAAACTACGCTCCATTATTGAGAGCTGAAGTTATAAAAGGAACAAAGCAGGCTGATAGGGTGGAAAATTTTCCATACGTATATGATGCTGATTATTGGTTCTTTCATTACTGTGAAATTGCAAGGGCCCATGGTATGCATGGCGCCAACCTGAAAAGAAGGGGTTGTGGATACTCAGTAAAAGCATCCTCAATGTTAGCTAAGAATTTTGTTCTTGGTGATACAATGAAGGCGAGACATAAAGTAAAATCATTTGCAATAGCTAATGAGAAGGAATACCTAACTAAGGATGGTATCCTGAATAAATTTGTTGCCAACATTGATTTTGTTGCAACGCACACTCCATTCCCCAGAGTGAGATCACTTAAGGATTCCTTGAATGATATGCATTGGAGAATGGGCCGTAAAGATACCAAGACGGGAACTGAAATTGGTATATTAAACGAGGTGATGGGTGTGACACTCAAAAATGATCCTCAGAAAGCAAGGGGTAAAAGGGGTGCGTTAGTACTCTGGGAAGAAGCTGGTAAATTCGATGACTTCCTTACGGCTTGGGGTATTGCCAGACCATCAGTTGAAGAATCTGGATATGCATTTGGATTTATGATGGCGGGTGGTACAGGTGGTGTTGAAGGAGCTGCATTCCAAGGATTGGAAGAAATATTCTACAATTCATCAGGTCATAATATTTACTCAATGCCAAATGTGTTCGACAGGAATACTAATGGTCGTGGTCAGAGCGCATTCTTTTTTGGAACGTACTTGAACTATAAAGGTAAGTTTGACGAGAATGGTAATAGCGATGTTATTGGAGCTCTTATTGAGATCAACAAAGAAAGATCAAAAGTTAAGTATGGAGCTGCAGACCCAAATGCAATCATACAGAAAAAAGCTGAAGAGCCAATTACTCCTCAAGAAGCAATTATGCGTACAGAAGGTACAGCATTTCCAGTTGCGGATCTTAGAGACTATCTCGAAGATATTATGCCTGGAATAAATCAATTTGTTGACGCGCACTGGGTTGGTAACTTAGTTTATGGTGAAAATGGTTTTATAAAATGGAGCAATAATGACAAGCTATTGCCAATAAGGGAATACCCTTTTACAGTTAAAGGTCAGAACTCAGACGGAGGTATTGAGATTTTTGAAATGCCAAAAAAGAATAGGGATGGCGTTGTTTTTAGAAATAGATACATAGGCGGGATTGACCCGATTGATAATGATTATACTCAGGGAGGATCCTTGGCAAGTATATTCATTTTTGATTTGTGGACAGATAAGATTGTTGCAGAATATACAGGTCGGCCAGTACTGGCAGATGACTTTTATGAAATATCTTTAAGGCTCACAGAATTCTATAATGCGCAATCAAATTACGAGAATAACCTTAAGGGCCTCTTCTCTTACTTCTCCAATAAGAACGCATTGCATTTATTGGCAGATAGCCCAGAGATTTTAAGAGATATGGAAATAGTTAAGACAGCTCTCTACGGAAATAGATCCAAAGGTACTAGAACAACTAAAGAGGTCATTAAGTTAGGTAAAACTTTGCAAAGACAATGGATGCTTTCGGAATTTGAAAAAGAAGAATATGATGAGGCAACTGGAGTTATGAACACTATAAAGATGCCAAATCTAAGAAGGATCCGAAGTATTGGATACATCAAAGAATGTTTAGCATGGAATCCTGATATCAACACGGATAGGGTTTCAGCAATGGATATGGTTATGATTCTTAGAGAAGATAGAGCTAAATTAATAGATAAATACGAAGATGACTCTAAGGTTAATTCTGTAGAGTATTTTCATGATGATCCGTTCCTGGATCAAAACTGGCAGAAAGCAGTTCAGAAAATGGAGAAAAAATCATTTGAATAAACATTATAGCCATAAGGCTTATATAGAAAAACAAGCAAAAAGAACTAACTTTATAAAGTAATTACAGAATATGTCAATAAGCACAACTGGATCTAAAAAGACTTTTCCTAAGCAAAAGAAGTCGTTCAAAGCTAAAGGAAAACAATGGAGGCAAGATCATTTAGATTGGGCTGACCAGAATAGCTACCTAAATAACGGTATAATAAGAAGGAAGCTTAAGAATAGAAGGATCAACTTAAATCTATATAACGGTAAGGCAGACATCAACGATATGAAGTTGATCCTGAATCCTGGCGGTATGGAGCAGTTTTATGTTCCTGACAATATTCAACACTATCCAATAATTACTCCAAGAGTCAACGTTCTAGTTGGTGAGGAAAAGAGAAGGAAATTTGACTGGACTGTCAAAATCAGTAATCCGGATACAATTTCGCAGATTAAGAAAGACAAGAAAGCCCTAGTTGATGCAAAACTACAGGAGTTCTTGAGCTCTACTCTTTCTGATGAAGAACTTGAAAAAGAAATACAAGCATACGGTGACTACATAAATTTTGATTACCAAGATATGCGAGAGAAGAGAGCTAATCTCTTAATGCGTCACTACATCCAGAAACTTGAAATGAAAGTTCTTTTTCAGCAAGGATTCAAAGATGCACTTATCATGGGTGAAGAGATTTACATTTTTGATATTGTAAATAGTGAAGTTACTTTTGAAAAATTAAACCCTCTTAATGTGCACACGCTGCGCGGAGGATACACAAATAAAATTGAGGATTCTGATGTTATCGTAATTGATGAGTATTGGAGTCCAGGTAGAATACAGGATCATTTCTACAACGACTTGAAAGAAGCAGATGTAGTAAAGCTGGACAGTGGAGTATTTAAAGGAAGCACAACTGACCTTGACGGTGAGAATGTAGCTATTGATGACGCCGGTGGATTAGAGATGCTGAATAGAGAAAGCATCAACGCATTCATTGATTCAACAGGGCTTTATGATTCTGCACATGCTGCAGGAAGAAATCATTATACTGACGTTAATGGAAATATTCGTGTATTGAGAATGTTCTGGAAATCCATGAAGTGTGTTTACAAAGTGACATACTTCGATGAACTTGGCAAACAGCAAGTAAAATTCAGATCAGAAGATTACGTACTTGATAAAGCTAAAGGAGAAACTGGCACTAAGCATTGGGTTAGTCAGTGGTGGAAAGGCGCTAAAATTGGCCAAGACATTTATCTTCAGATAAAACCAAGAGAAATACAATATAACAAAATTAATCAACCATCTTTCAATTCTTGTGGGGTTGTTGGTCAAATATATAATACCACAGAACAGGAAGCTGTATCTATGGTAGATAGATCTAAACCATTCCAGTATCTATATGACATATCCTGGTACAGGGTCAACGAGGCTTTGTCTAAATACCTTGGTTCTATAGTTGAACTTGATTTAGCGAAAGTTCCTACTGGATGGTCCATAACTAAATGGTTATACTTTGCGCGTAAATCTGGAATATCCGTAGTGGATAGTTTTAAAGAGGGTCAAAAAGGTATGGCTAAAGGTAAATTAGCTGGAGCAGTGGGCAATACTACTGGTAGAGTGTTAGAGCAAAGAGTTGGAGATTTCATTCAGGTCCACATAGATATGATGGAATTTGCAAAAGCTCAAATGGATGAGATAACTGGCGTATCAAGACAAAGATTAGGGCAAGTTGAGAATAGGGAAACTGTCGGAGGTGTCGAACGCGCTGTATCACAATCCAACCACATCACTGAAGAATTGTTTACTCTTCATGATTATTGCAAGAAAAGATGTTTCCAGATACTTTTGGAAACTGCTAAGATTGCGTTGAAAGGAAATGAAGTTAAGTTTTCTTACATAGATGATGATATGACTCGTCAGATTATGGAGATTAATGGAGATGAGTTTGCTGAAGAAGAGTACGGATTAGAAATAAGCAATGATGATGCAATCAATGAGATGCAACAAAAACTTGACGGTATGGTTCAAATGGGTCTTCAGAATCAAATGTTGTCATTCTCTACAGCTATGAAAATTTATAATTCTCCATCTTTACGAGAAGTTCAAAGACTTATTGAAAAAGACGAACAGAGAATGAGAGAATCTCAAGCTAAATCTTCTGAAGATGAAATGAAACAACGTCAAGCTGAAGCTCAAAGACTTGCTGAAAAAGAGCAGTTAGAGCAAAATATTGATATTGAAAAATTCAATAAAGAAGACGAGACTAAAAGATACATTGCTGAGCTTAAGGCTGAGACTGAAAGAATTAATAAGGAAATGAATGAAAGTGCTGAATACTCAAATGTTGATGATAAAGACTTTGAAAAGTTTAAGGCAGAACTTGGTATAAAAGAAAAAGGATTATCTCAAGACATGAAAAAACATAATGATATCATGTTAAGAAAAGACAAAGAAATTGCTATAAAAAATAAAACGGCTTTAAAGCCTCAACCATAAAAAAAATAAATAATGGGATTAAATCAAAATCAAAAATCTGGACAATTAAAAGACATGCCGCATACACAGCCTTCCGGCACTGTATTTTTTGATGTAGAAAATCAAGACATCTACATATACAACATGGCTAATATTCCAGTAAAAGTTGGAGCAGTAATTATTGAAAACGTTGTTTTATCTGTTGATGATTGGACTTTAGTTGGTGATTTCTATGAATACGACTATGAAAACTTATTGATACGAGAAACAAGCTTATTAAAAGTAATACCTTACAAAGAAACAATGGATGTAGTAAAGTCTTCTGACATTATGCCTATGGTGGTTTCTGCTGAAGGAACTGTAAAAATTTACGCAGCTAATCAACCTTTATCTGATATTAACGTAGCAATAGAAATAGTATGATAGGAAGATTCAATATTGGGTGGGGTTATTTTACTGAATTAATAGGTTTAGACGAACGTTTTATCTTTACGGTCAAAACAGACAATGCAGGAACTTCTTTAGATACACAGTTTACTATTCCGACAAGTACTACAGGAATAACAGAGCCTTTTTTATACGATATTGAGACAAGTGACGGTCAGACAATAACAGGGGTTACGGGAAACCATACTATAACATTTCCCACAGCGGGAACTTATGACGTAAAGATAAGCGGTTCATTTCCTTATATTCGTTTTAATAATGAAGGGGATAATTTAAAACTTTTAGATATAAAGAATTTTGGCATTTATGCTTTAGGCAGTAAAAGTCAAGATAGGGCTTTTAATGGTTGTTCTAATTTGGTTATAAATGCAACTGATATAGGACATTTTGAGAATGTTACTAATTTTTATGTAGCATGGGAAGGTTGCACATCACTAACCACATTCCCATTAATAGACACAAGTAGCGGTA